GAAAAGAATTTACCATTTTTGAATGTTGTAATTAATTTCAAGGGTACACGGGCGAAAATTTGGACTATGTTCAGAGTAAGCAAATTATATATTTATTGTGAGAATGGAATATTGCAGGAACGGTGGACAAAAAAGAAATAAAAAAACCGGCCTTGACCCCTTTTGGGGAATCGCACCGGTTTGGGGTCCCGTCCAGCATCGCGCGACTTGCCATCTCCCTCCTTGCGGAGGTGTGGGAAGCGACTTCCCACCTCAGAACCTGATACCATTATACAGGAATGGAAGATAGAAGTCAAGAAATACGCCCCAAATACTGAGTATCTGGGTTTGAAAAATAATTTGTTATTAACTGAACATATGATATAATAAATATAGATTAGCCCAACAGAAAAAGGGCAAAACAGAGCCGTAGGACTGGCAAACCAGCCACGCTTTTCACGAGAGATCGTGAGGGCGTGGCTTTTTTTGTTTCGATCGGCCAGGGCGATACCTGGCCAACACAGCGTGGCCGTTACCACGTAAAAAACACGAAGTGAAAGGATTCGAACCGATATGAAGCGTGAAGATTTGAAAGTGTTGGAACTTGCTGATGAACAGATTGACGCGATCATGAAGTTGTATGGCAAGAGCGTAGAAACTCATAAAACGCAGCTGACGGAAGCTGAAAAGCAGGTGCAAGCACTGCAGGGACAGCTTGAAGAGGCGACTAAAGCGATTGAGGGTTTCAAGGAGCTGGACGTTGACGGGATCAAAGCCGCTGCTGACGAGTGGAAGTCCAAGGCCGAGCAGGCTAAGGCGGAAGCCGCTGCAGAGATTGAGAAGCTGAAGTTTGACCATGCACTGGAAGGTGCGCTAACGGAAGCCAAGGCAAAGAACCCCAAGGCGGTGAAGGCGCTGCTGAACTTTGAAAACCTGAAACTGGCAGAGGGCGGCAAGATCGTTGACCTGGATGACCAGCTAAAGGTGATCAAAGAAGAAAATGATTATTTGTTTGAATCTGACCAGCCCGCCCCAAAGATCGTGTTGGGTGGGAAAGGAAAGACAAAAGTAACCGATTCAATGGTGGCCGCAGCCAGAACAGCGGCGGGGCTGCCTATTGAAGAATAAATAGGAGATTTGAAATGGCTTTAACAACTATTAACGGGATTGAGCTGGCGGAGAAGTTCCAGCCGATTCTGGATGAGATTTACAAGAAAGAATCGCTGACGGCGCGCCTGGATGGCCTGAGCAAGCCGGTGGATCATAACGATGCCCGAACTGTGTATGTGTATAAAACAAGCATGGTGGGGTTGGGTGATTATGACCGGGCGACGGGTTTTGCTGCAGGTAATGTGACCGGTGTCTGGGAAGCACTGGAATTGACCAAAGATCGGGGTCGGGCATTCAGCGTGGACGCGATGAGCGATGAGGAAACGCTGGGGATGGCTTTTGGCACGCTGGTGGGTGAGTTTATTCGTACCAAGGTGGTGCCGGAACTGGATGCCTATCGATTTGCAACGTATGCTGGTAAGGCGTCGGGGAAGCCAACTGCTGCGGCATTGACAACCAGTTCTGGTGTGCTAACTGCAATCGATCTCGCTCAAAAGACGTTAGATGGCAAGGAAGTGCCGCGTGAAGGGCGTGTTTTGTACGCATCGGAAGACATTTACTACCTGTTGAAGGGTGCACTGACCCGCACCTGGGTGAGTGATGGAACGGTTGACCGCAATATTGAACGGTTGGATGGCATGGATGTTGTGATGGTGCCACAGACTCGTTTCTACGAAGGGATCGATCTGATCGATGGAAGCGATCCTTCGACCGGCGGTTATGGCCAAACTTCTGGCAAGAAGAAATTGAACTTCCTGCTTTTGCACCCTTCGGCTGTGCTGCAAATTGCAAAACATAACCCATTACGAGTGTTTGCACCTGATTTGAACCAGACTGCGGATGCCTGGCTGTTCCAGTACCGAATTTACCATGATGCGTTTGTATATGACAACAAAACAGATAGTGTTTATGTACATCGGTACACGAGCTAACCGGAATATTAATGCCTGAAGGAGGCAAGTAAGGAGGCACGTATGATAAGAAAAGTTAATATTCACGGCTGGCTGAGAACGGTAAATGACAACTTCAATCTGTTGAAGGGCTTTTTCAGCGGCGGACCTGGACTGGGCGCGTTACGCGTTGCCCGCTGGGAATTTGACGTGATGGAAGATGACCCGGAAGGTGATGCAAATACCGAGATCGGCGCGCATGGCACCGGGATTATTCTGCCCGCGCATGCGATCATCGTCGGTGGGTTTATGGATGTGAATACACCCTTTGCCAGCGATGGCTCTGCGACGGTTGCTGTGAGTGTGGAAGGTGCGAACGATATTCAAGCCGCCGCGGCCGTTTCCGGCGCGCCCTGGTCGACCCATGGGCGTAAGGCGATCATCCCCAAGGCGAACACGCCAGAGAGTACATCCGTGAAGACAAGCGAGCCGCGCGAGGTGACTGTGACTGTTGCGGTAACGGCGCTGACAGGTGGAAAGGTAACCGGCTATCTTTACTATGTTGAAGGGCTGGAATCGGCAGATCCGCCAGCGAGTTCTTAAGTGAGGTGAGGACATGGCTGCAAACATGACTGTATACGTTGATTTTGAATACTACGAAAACACCTATGGTGGAACAGCTGTGTCCTCTGCTTTATTTCACGGGCATGCAGTGCGCGCCAGCCGGATGATCGATCGATTGACGTTTGGGCGGGCAGCTGAGGCGATTGACGACGAAGCCTATACTGAGCCGATCAAATTGGCAACCTGCGCGGTGATCGACAGCATTCAGGAGATTAATACCCGGGCTGGACAGATCACTTCTGAAAAAGTGGGACCGCACTCGGTAGTCTACACAACGACACCTAACAGTTTACTTTCAGATGAAGCTCGGATGAGCCAGGCGGCTAAGCGTTACCTGGGCAGTACCGGGTTGATGTATCGCGGCTTTCGGATGAGCGGAAAGGCTTACAGGGACTGATGCAGACGAACGGCGATATGACCCATTACAGCCGTAAGGTTGTGAACGGCGCTGAAAGCTGGACCCGAACGGTAATTAAAGATGTGTTATGGGTGAATACCAAGGCGGTGAACGTGATCCGATCAGGATTGCTGGACGCCAACGCGGTGGAAGTGTATATCCCAACACAGGGGCGAGAGATCGCAATCAAGCCCGGTGATGTGATTGTGAAGGGTGCGATCAGCCAGCCGCTTGATACTCAGTATTTGCTGGGTGACCTGAAGCGCGAATATGCGGACACAGTGACGGTGAAGAGCGTGGATCGGTATGATTTTGGATCACCTCATTTGCATCACCTGATGATTGGAGCGGGCTGATGGCGAAATTCAGAATTGAAACGCCGCGCGGGGTGGTATTTCATACAGATAGCGGGCGCGCTGAACTGAAGTGGAATGTGGGTTTCTCTGCCAAGTGGGAAGGTAAGTGCACCAAAGCGCAGGAACACCTGGAGAGTGAGATATTGAGGACATGCGAACCCTATATCCCACTTCAAACGAGCATGCTGGTCAAATCCGGCACGCTGGGGACGGAGATCGGATCCGGTGAAGTGAAGTGGATCGCCCCGTACGCCAAGTTTCAATACTACGGTAAGGTGATGATCGGTAAAGAATCACGATCTGCATGGGCGAAGCCAGGCGAAGAGAAGGAAGTCACAGATAAAAACCTGACCTATCACGGCGGCGGACAGCGCGGCGCGTTCTGGTTTGAGCGTGCTAAAGAAGTGCACCTGGCGGAGTGGGAAGAAGGCGTGCAGGAAAAGTTGGCTGGAAAATGAGCGAAATACTGCCTGAGACGATCATAGAGGGGATCCGCGATTACATCCGCACCTACACGGGGTTAAAAGAAGGCGCGCCGGTGTGGGTGGAGAGGCTCGGTAACGAGCCGACTGAGTATGCGGTGCTGCCGCTGGCAGGGCGGCGGGTGGTTGCTGAATATATCACAGGTAAGCGCGTGATGGAGTACAGCTTTGCATTTCGCAGCATGGAAAGCACGGCGGATGACCTGGTACGTATGGAGAATAATGGCTTTTATGAGAGCTTTGCACAGTGGTTGGATGATCAGACCGATGCTGGCGACCTGCCGGATTTACCGGCGGGGATGTATGCGGAGGGGATCGAAGCGCTGGGCCAGGGCTTTTTGTTTCAGGAAGGCAACAGCGACACTGGGATTTACCAGGTGCAATGCCGATTGGTTTATGAACAGAACTAAAGATTAGGAGAATTTTTACTATGGCAGAAAAAGTAAAACGCAGTTTATTTGCAACTTTTATTGACGTTGATCCGGGGTATGAGGATTGGGCGCTGGTAGGAGAGGGGGTAACCACAGCAACGATTGAATATAACCCTGAGATCAGTGAGGAAGTGTATATCCACCAGGACAGTGCCACGGCAGAGATCGAGAGATATGGCCCAAAAATGCCGTTGAAATCGAAAGCGGTTTTGGGTGACGATGTTTTCGACTATGTGGACGGGTTGCGGATCAATCAGGCTGTGTTGAATGACGCTCACACCCAGGTGGTGAATGTGTGGTTGTACAAGCCGGTGTCCGGACAGGCCGACACTTATGAAGCTGAATTGCGGGATGCAACGATTTCGATTGAAAGTTTCGGCGGTGATGGCGGACAGACGAACGAGATCGATTACACGATCCATTATCGCGGCGACCCGGTATTGGGTGAATTTAACATCGACACGTTAACGTTTGACGATGGTTCGTCTCCGTAGTCCGCAGCTGTGAAAAGCTGGGCCGAAGCTAAAAAAAATAAACAAAGGAGCCTATATGGATAGTATTCGCATTGATACCGGCGGGGTACGCCTGATGGTGAATGGCGATCCGCAACGGGTGATTGCATTCAATCCGCATGATGTGGTGTTTGCTGAACGCTTTTATGCGTTGCTGGGCGAATTTAAGGGCGCTGAGCAGGATTTTTTGGAGCGTGCCCAGGCACTGGACGCGGTCACTGAAAAGGATGACGCGGGATTACCCGTGAACGCTGGAGAGCGCATCAAGTTGATCCGAGAGATTTGCGAGTGGACGCGTGAAAAGATCGATGCGGTGTTTGGGAAAGGCACTGCACAGGCTGCCTTTGGCGACTCGATGAGCCTGGATATGTTCGGACAGTTTTTTGAAGGGGTGACACCCTACATCGAAAAAGAGCGCAGTAAAAAGATCAGCCAATACAGCAAGGTTGTGAAGGACCGGAAAGACATCGAAGACAGTAAGCGCGTGATGGAGTAAACCCTGTGAACATCCTGACCGACCAACTGCCGACTGCGATCAGGGTGAATGAGCGCATCTATGATGTGAACAGCGACTTTCGCGACTGTTTGCGGATTATCCTGGCTTTTGAAGACCCTGACCTGGCACCGCTCGAAAAACAGCTTGTGCTGCTGGAAAATTTATATACAGAACCGGTGGCGCCGGGGGATACCGCGAAAGCGATCAAAGAAGGTGTCCGCTTTTTGGACGGCGGGAGCGATGACGCGGGGGAAGACTGTAAAAAACCGCGTCTTTACAGCTTTGCGAAGGACGCTGGACTGATCTTTGCCGCGTACCAGCAGACGCACAAGATCGACTTGCAAAATACTGAGTATCTGCACTGGTGGCAGTTTATGACGCTATTCATGGATTTAGGCGAGAGCACGGTTTTTTGCAGCCTGGTGGGCTTGCGTAAACGGGTCAAAAGTGGCAAGGCGTCGAAGGAAGAAAAACAAATCGCCAGAGAGATGGGTGACCTGTTTGACGTGCCGGAGCTGGATACCCGTGACCTGGCGGAAAAAGAACTTGAGCGGATGTTTGTAGACCAGGTGAAAGCGGCCCGTAAACGGAAAAAGAAGGAGCGCGATGGAACAAGGGTATGACGGCGAAGTTGTAATCAAGGCGCGCATCGATGAGAGCGGGATCAACAAGGGCACGGAAAAGATCGGAGATGCGATAGCCGATGAGTTTGGCGCGATGGGCCAGACTGCGGAAGCTGGAACAGCAGCGGTCGGGAAGAGCTTGGTGAGCTTATTACCGGCTGCGAAGGGGGTTTTTGGTAAGATAACGGCTGCGGTTGGCGCGATCAATCCGGCGCTGCTGGCGGTGGGCGCCGGTATGTTAGTCCTGGGCAGCGTCACGGTTAACGCTTTCAAGGGGGTGATGGGGGTGATACAGACCGTCAAAGATAAATTGTTGCAACTAGCGAAGACGATTATCACATCTGTTAGGTCAACTATCGAACGCTTTGTGTCAACAGTGAAAAATGTGGTGACTTCGATTGCCCGATATCTATTTACCCAGTTGGTATCCGCGATCACAAAATTTACCAAGAATGTTATCGCGTCGGCAGCGGAAGTTGACCAGTTGAAAGGCTCATTTACTGAGTTAAACGCGACAGTGAGGACACTGGGGACTGATCTTGTATCACTGTTTATCCCACAAATCCAGACCACGATAAACTGGTTGGTGAACTTGCTGAATATCATTCGCCAGGTAATTGCGGCACTAAAGGGGCAAACCAGTTATACCAAGGTTGTAGCCGATGAATTAGGAAAGGCTGGTGGCGCGGCGGAGAAAGCGGCTGGCGCTCTGGCAGCGTTTGACGAAATCAACGTGCTGCAACAACCGGGCGGCGCTGGAGGCGGCGGGGGCGGTGGATTGGGTGAAGAGGAAGTACCGATTGATCAGGAATGGATCGACCTGGCGGGCAGGATCGCCGCTGCCTGGGATGTGGTAAAACAAAAGTTTCTTGAATTGTGGGCGGTGATCGAGCCATTTCGGAATTTTATCAATCAAACTGCAGACGATTTCAAAACCAATTTCCTGACGCCGGTCAGCGAGTGGGTGCTGGGGCCTGGCTGGGATGAGTTCATTCGGATCACGGATGAGCTGATGCAAAACTCGGACTGGGACGGGCTGGCTGATTCGCTGAATCGCTTTTATGCCGCAGTGGCTAAATTGACGATTGGAGTATTCCAGGGCCTGCTGACTTTTTATGATCGGTTCTTGCGCCCGATTACTGAGTGGACGGTGAATGAGGGACTGCCGCGGTTCCTGGATTCACTATCTGATGCGGTTGAGGATATCGACTGGGAATACCTGAATGAGCAGTGGGGGTTATTCCTGGACGCGTTGACCGAGTTTACGCTGTTGAACCTGGATAATTTGCTGTGGTTCGTTACCGAGATATTGATCCCGATTGGCAAGTGGACGATTGACGAGGTAGTACCAAGGTTCTTCCATACCCTGGCAAGCGTGCTGCGGATTCTGACTGCTGTGTTAGAGGCGCTCAAACCACTGTGGTTATGGTTCTTTGATGAGGTTCTGGCGCCAATGACCGGCTGGGAAGCGGATACTTTCCTGGACTTCTGGGATTTGCTTAACGAAAAGCTCGACACGCTCGCGACCTGGTTGGAGGACAACCCGGACAAGATCAGGGAATTTTTTATTATTGTTCTTGGGCTGGGAGTCACGGCTTTTATGCTGTTAGCTATAGCTCTTGCACCGGTGGTATTGCTATTTGGATTGTTAGCACTTGCGATTGCTACTGCTCTGCTTCCCCTGGCTGCGATTATTGTCTATATTACGCTGGTTATTGCTGATATCTGGTTGTTGGGTTATGAAATTGGGAAGCTGGCGTACATGGTTTATAACAAAATCCAGGAGATGAAAGAGAACTGGGAGGGTTTCAAGGAAGGCGTCAAGACAGCCATCCGAGTGGCCGTGGATTATGTTAAGAACAAATGGGATGAATTAAAGACAGCATTCAAGGCTGAGGGGATAAAAGGCGCGCTTAAT